TTATATTTTAGCAATAGGAGTTGGAGGAATATAAAATCCAGCGCTATTAGCCGCAGAAGTAGAAGTTAATTCAAAGAAATTTTGACCATTTACATTCTGCCTGAATCCCATTCCTACCATCCCATTAATTCCCGCAGTCGAAGTACCGTAACTCGCATAAAACCCTGCTCTAGTTATATAACCAGATAAATCGGGATAAGTAATTCTTGGTTTATAAGCCGAGTTTGTAATTTGAAATAATGTATTGCCCGCACCAAAAGTCGCAGCAGTTGAAAAACCTCCTCTAATCCACAAATACCCCTCTATTACTGCCGCTTGCAAAGGGTAAGCACTGATCGAAGCAACACCGTTAGATAAAGTCGCCACTGTAGAAATATCAACCCAAACATTTGCATTAGATTTCGCATTAATCTGGGCTTGCAGCTTTCCAATCATCTGACCTAGTGTGTCGGTAGCAGCTAATGCAGTGTTTGAACCCAAAGTATACGCCCCAAACACTACATCAAATATCTTTGATTGCCCGCCAAGACTGGAAAACAATCCTGATAAAGCCACTGGTGCAACATCAGCACTTTGAAGTGCTGTATCAGCTTTAGCTCCTTGTGCTGCCGTTGCTGCGCCTAATGACAGTGCTGTAATTTGGCTCACAAGCTGCTGTGCTGTCCCTAACTTTTCAGCACCAATGTTCGTTCGTGCATTTTCTTTCTGAATTTCAGTCAATGCTTGCGTTGCAACATCGAATCGCACTCGATTTGCAACAGACTGATTTAGGCCTTCAATTAAGCCTTGTTCATTCTGAATCGCATCAGCCAGCTCATAAATGGTGTTGATAGCTTCAGGTGCGGAACCGACTAGATTCGCGATCTGCTCATTCACATATGCTTGATCAGCTTTTGTATCAACTAATTGTGATAACAGCGCAAGAGCTTGAATATCAGCTTTACTTAACAGTGCTAATCGATTCTGTTCAATCTGCTGCTGTGCTTGTTCAAAGTCAGCTTGATCAGTCTTTGTCGATATTTTTAACTCGTTTGTCTGAGCTAAAGTTTTGACTTGATCTACTTCGGTTTCGAGATTATCGACTTGATTCTGCATATTCTCAATAACTGAAGGATCAAAATTCCCCGGATCGCCCTTTGGGCCAGATGGCCCTTGTTGGCCAGTTGTCACAATATTGATTGTGGTAATAGTTGTATCTACATTTATAGAGTCGCTCATCGAGTTACCTCCTTGCTCAATGTAATCGTGCCTTCAATCAAACGTGTAACATCTGTATTGGGTGCAATCATTTCCAAGTCATAAACACATGTTGAAAAATTAAAACCTGCTGTATCAATGTGTGAGATAAATAGTTCAAACTTTCCCGTCGAGAGTTCAGTAAACGTTATGCCACCATTAGCTGTGGTTAATTCATGAATAATAGTTGGCGAATCAATTGGTTGACGCAACTGCATACGTGCTTCAAATCCAGTCAGATTGACAGCTACACCATTCGCTTTCCAGTCAAGGGTCTGTCTAAAAGTTGCACCTTGATCTATTTTTAAATTCAGTTTTGCGGCTGGCATTGTATGGACTCTTTTAAATCAATGAGAAAAAGATAGACCAGCTCAACTGGCTGGTCTTTTAAACAAGTTTAAAAATTAGTAATCACTATTTCATTGGATGTTTTGCTTTTAGAGTTTTGGTCACGGCTGAGTGAATACTTAATATCTAGCGATTCAATTCTAAAGTCTGTAAACACTTTTCTCATATCAACATGATCATTCAAAGACACCATGATTTTGCCTTGAGATAACTTCATACATTCAGCAAGCAAAACATATTGATCAAGACCAAAATCCATGTTGTATCCTGTCAACTGCCAGTAAGGTGGATCAGCATAAAAGAAAGTATGTGGACGATCATATCGCTTAAAACAATCTATCCAACTTAGATGTTCAATATAAGTCCCAGCAAGTCTGATATGCGCTTCAGATAGATTTTCCTCAATACGACATAAATTGATAGGTCTAGCTGTCGTTGCTGTGCCAAAATTCTGCCCATGCCGTTTCGCACCAAAAGCATGTTGTTGTAGATAGTAAAACCTTGCTGCTCTTTGGATATCAGTCAAACCCGGACAATAAGCCTCTTTAATCCAATTGAACATAGTTCGACTCGTCAGTGACCATTTGAATTGTTTAACAAACTCTTCGAGATGGTTCTGAAGAACACGATATAAATTGATCAACTCTCCATCCAAATCATTGATCACTTCTACCTTGGCTTGCTCTGGTCTTAAAAAGAAAAGTGCTGCGCCACCACAAAATAATTCAACATAACAGTGATGATTTGGAAATTTTGGAATCAAGCGCGACGCAAGACGACGTTTACCACCCATCCACGGGATGATCAGGTTAGTTTTCATACAGTTTCACCTTGTGCAAAAGCTTTTGATTTTTGTATGCTCAGGCTATCGTGATCACGATTGCTGGGCTTGCTTATGACACTCGGACTGTCATGAGAGTAAGTTACTATTCGCGTAGTAACTTGCTCCCAGTATTAAACTCATCCAATTACTTGAATAAATCTTTTACAGCGTTATAGGCTGTTTTAATTTGATCAATAAAAGTTGAGATAAGCTCTTCGTAGACATCCCAATTTGTACCAAGATTAATCACCAAACCCTTAATAAATGCCATGACTGCTTCTTTTTTCTTTAAACCAGTCAACGTACCTTGAATTTCAACAGAGTCCATTGCATTTGCAGTAGCTTGATAGATGGTTCGACCTTTGGTTACGGTAGTGAGCACACCCGCTGCCACAGTTGCAATATTTAAAGCTTTTTGATTCACTTTCCAAACTCCTAAAAATTGATAAAACCAAACTGTTAAAGAGCTTTGAATGTAGACTTACTTCGTCAGTAAATCTTTTAAACTGGTTTAAAGTTATTTCACTTCAAATGTGGCTGTTACAGACTGGAAACTCGTTAGGTTATCTCTCTGTGCTTCCAATTCGATGCGTACAGGATTTTTCACATTTGCAACAAGCTCAGCGCTTGAATCCGCAGTTTTTATATTGAATCCATTGAAATAACCTTTATTTGCATTGGCAAAACCAAGCAAGATTTGAGGTGAAGTACTGGCTGAAGGGTTAAATTGAGCTGAAGCATTTTTATCGTTGAACCAGACAGTCGTTACACCAGAAGATGCATCACGAATGATTTTAAAATTAAAATATTGATCTGGTGAGTAATCAGGATTAATTCCATCGATCAAACCAACTGAAACGACTTGTTGTGCTGGCATATCAAAATTACTTAAAACCAATTTGTCTTGCGCAACTGTTAGCGACATAGCAGAACTGAACTTTAAAAACTCACCAGCAAAACATTTCACTTTACCCTCAATGATAAAGCTTCGATCACGTAGATTAAAAATATCCTGAGATTCAACAATCAGCATCGGATGATAAAAATGTGCGACCGATCCACCGTTTGCATTGCTATCAGTTTTAACGGTCACCATTTCAGTAGCCGCCAATAAAACGGGTGAAATAGAGGCATCAGTAAAACCGTGACTTCCTTCACTGCCTGTCATTGGAATGTATAAGACCACGTTTGACCAGTACGGATCGCTTGAACCTGTTGTAAAAGCAGCCGGGGTATAATTTCCACTATAACGACCACCCGCACGTTTGGTTACTCTGAAACCATTAATTGCAATAGTGCCACCACTTTCATAGTTCGGCGATCTGCGCATAGTCAGCCCGCAAGCATAGCCCCATGATAAAATGTGTAGCATTTCAGTCTTGACGGCTACGCCATTAAAGAACAGGGTGATCATGCCTTTAGTAATCGCTGTTCCGCCGATTATTTCTGTACCAGCACTTACGCATTGAATGGCTATATCATAGTAAGTATTTGATGAAAGACTGCTGCCAGTATAAGAAATAGTATGAGAGGTGGAACTACCACCATTATTTGACAGCAATGTGCCTGTTGCTTCAATCGTGATCGTATCAATTGTACTTTGAACCGTGAATCCATAGTCAATACTGATATTTTCCGAAGTATCCCGGTTATGACGAATTGAGGATCCCAATACATTCGATGAACCATCAATCAATTCACCCATTTCAGCAGTTTTCACTCTTAATTCAATACAATGGTCATTGCTATAGATATCAAGTTTTGAATATTCCTGAGTGGTTTGTAGGACTGCCTGATCAAAGAAAGCATTTGAGCCACCTGTCGCTTCAGCATCAGTTTTAATCAACACACCAAAATTATTTTGTACTGGATAAGCGTTTTCAGAAACATCAACAAAGCTTTGACTGTTATTTGATCCAGTCATAGGTACATCAAGTACCATTTCCATTTCACCGTCAAAAATCCGTGGAACGGCCCAAGTATAGTTAGTGTTCAGAATATTATTTTTCTCAAAAATTTTAGTGTTATCCGCATCAAAAATACTCAAGTGATATGTCGTGTCTGCCTCGGCTGATTCGGTCACATCGATAAAACTTGGAATTTTCCCTGTTTGCAAAAGTCGATTACGGTGCGACCAATTCAAAGCAACATCACCCGTAGTTTGTGCTGGAAAATATTGTCCATTGATCTGAAAATCGCCCGCTGGATACGGTTTAGCCTGACGTTGCTGCATAACAAGATTCATCTGAGTAGCTAAAGCGGGATTTAGCTCTCCCTGCGATGTGCGAGTAATTAATTTAAAATTGAGGTTCTGACCAGTGTTGAACAAGCGGTCAGCCACATTAGAAACATTGCTGTAAAATTTGATCGTTGCAGTTTCAGCATGTCGCATCGGTACTGTATCAATGCAACCACGCGCCAGTGTCAATGAATTATTGGCACTGTCAATGTTTTCAACTCTAACAATTTCATCATCTATAAATGCACGATCACCCACTTGAACATTTGAGCTGATCGTTTTCGTTAGGGTGCATGTCACCAGATTGGCTGTCTGCGGCATTGCAGCCGTTATTCCTGATACAAAAGAAAAATCACCAGTTCCGAATTGTTCAAATGCAGTATCTGACTGGATTTTTCCTAAAATTGAAAAATCTAGTTGTAATGATGCAGGTTGCTCAGCAATAACGCCGACATAGCCCTGATCTGACATTTGCTGTAATTGTTGAACGGTAAATTCAGAAAGAAGCTCTGCAAATGGGACTTCATAAATTGCCTGACGGTCAATAGGCATCGGCTCTGAACTTGGCGGCTGCCATAGGTTCGGCTGCTCTTTAATATAGTTGGTTGCAGGCAAACCAAAAACGTCCTGAACGACAGTCACTGAAATTTTACCATTAGTGACAGTGTCATGTTCTACACGTACTGCACGCACAACAATTGAATCAATCCCACGCTCTGGAATTGAAACTTTAAATACTGAAGCAGGCTGAATCAAGTAGGCACGTCGATCAAAGTTGAGCTTAAATCGCTTTAAGCTAGATTGAGCGATTTTCATATCCCGTGCTGCAAGACGCCCAGCTAAATTAGCTGTAGGAATGCCTGCATAGCTTTTACTTTCCTGAATTGCGCCATGCTTTTGAATAGCAGCTAGATTTTCAGCACGAATTTGTAAATCCTGATTTGTAATTGGATCTCGATAGGTGACAAACACCAGATTGGTGACCACGTCAGTGGCTGAGTTATTATCATCATCAACACTGAGTAAACCATTGCTGTAATCATATGACTGAAGATTTGCAACATTATAGTTATCCCGAATCAGTACCAGCTTCCACAACCCCGTAGTACGATCAACAAACATTGCAGCCCCGATTTGATTGATGATCTGCTGAATAAATTCGTTTAAATTCTCTTGTCTACGCCAAGCCAGACAAATGCCGAAGCCTTCAGCATAGAGCTGATCTGCAACTGATTTAAAGCTATCAAGATCAAGTTGACTGGCTGAAAAACCACGACCCCAAATACGATTGGTTTGTGCCTCATACAGTATATGTGCGCCATTCATACTCTTAATCTTATTATCACTTAACCAGATGGTGGCTTTTTCTGGATACCATACTGAACCATCCCATCCAGCTTCAGTACGACGTACTCGAAATGACCACGGCTTTGGATAAGGTGAATTAGAACAAATCAGACCATCAAAGAAAAAAGTAACAACACCACGATATGCAGGCACTTTACCCAACATGTCTGCCAGCTGCGGTAGGATCGGCTGATCCATCGCCCCGCGACAAATAGACAGTTGCCCTTGAATACCACCTTCACCTTTATCGCCACCGAACATGTCTGGCTGATTGATATTAATAGTTGAACTATTAGCACTACTGATGTTACCAGTCCAAATTGAACGATCTGATACTTTGATTTCAATCATGTCATCAATGGCACGGCACAGACCCATGTGAATTGACATAAAATAGCGAAAACCCGCATCTGTCTTTTTAGTACCGAATAATCCTTTTTGTTTGGCCACAATCGTTTCATTACGATAATTCCCAACTCCAATCACCGTCCAGTCTGTAAGCCAGACATCACCAAAAACCACGATTTGTGGCGTACCATCATCTACGGTTGGAAAATCAAAATCTTCAAAAGCTGCGGGCTTTTGTCGTTGTGGTTTTGGTTGTAGTGCATAGCTAATAACAAGTGATGCAATAAAAAGCGCAATCTGAACCCACATTGTATTAGCTCCTTAGAAAACGGGTGTGCCATCAAATGGAGATTTGCCCGGCATGTGCGGTGAGCCACCATAATTGATGCTGTTATTGAATTTTGTCTGGCAAGTGTTAAATAAACGGTCACAACCTGCGTAGACTGAAATTTCCTGACCTATAGACAAACCATAAGTACCGCCATAAATCGTGAGCAAATCAGACTGATGTAATTCGATGCCGCGCTGTTCTAGCCCGTATTGAGATGTCCACTCAATATAGCCACCTGAGTAGTAAGGATCGGAATGGGCAGCAGCATTCGCAAAACCAATGCTTACAGCATCCAATCTATCAATCAGACCAACTGATTTAAAAGTGTTACGCGGTGCTTTGCAGGCATCATCATAAAGTTGATGTGGACAAATACGGCTCCATGTTTTTCTTAATCCTGTTCTTTCAAGTGATGCTGCCAGTGTCTGACATTGGATTTCCGCTGAGATTTCATTTTTAAATCGAACACCCGATATCAAACCCATCCAGACCACCAGATAGCCATTGTCGCCATAGTGCAAATCAAAAATGGTGACTGATACCGTTTGACCCGGAGCGACTGTTCTAAACATCTGTGCAACATCCATCGATGCAGGCACAGTCAAAGTCAGTAAGTCTGCGGTTGAATCTTCAGTCTGACGGATACCGTCATCACTGATGCCACCTTCAATGGCTCTAAATACAATGTTTTGATGGCTAATATTACGATCAGCATTGGTATAACCCCATTTGATAGGGCCACGCTGAAACTGATAAAGGCGAATTGGTCGTCCGTTTTGCAAAGACGTTTCATATTCTGAAAAACTCATGCTTCACGTACCCCTCTAAAAGTTGCCGAGCACTTGGCAATGCCGTCACTATCATTGATATGCTCAAAAACCACTGTATCGTTGGATAACCGACAGAGGCTCATAAAACTAATACGGAAAATGTCGGTAGGATTAATTTGGCTTGCAAAGCTTTGATCAACAGCCAAACGTTCAGTCGAGCCATCCACTTCGGTTGCTGAAGTAATACGTCGATATAAAACTGAGCCATTTTTTAATATAATTTGAATGTCCTGACGCCCCAACTGACCACGGGCAAAACGAGTATAACCACACCATTGAATGTCCAATGTCTGACCACTGGCCACAATCACCGCTTTTACAGTTAAATCATCTGAGAACGAAGGTAACCAAATGGCTTTTTGACTGCCACGCAAAGCATAAAACAGACTGCGTAGATTAGATTGAGCCACACGACCAACAGTCATCCACGCATATTGATAAATTGAAAAAGTCGCTAGAGCATTATCTTTTTGAAGTCGTAACCCTGTTTTATTATCGAGTTGATTAAGCAGACGTTCATAAGAGTGGGTTAAATCTTCAGACTCGTTGGGTACATCAGCCAATACAGGATAATTGCGGTAAGTTAATGCAGGTAAGGCTTCTAGGTGATCGACAGATTCAGTCACATTCAGTGTGACATGTGTTCGCATCATTCGATCTGTACGTTTTGTTAGCTGCGGTTGATCATTCAGTTGTGCGGTTACAGCTGGGGACAAACAAGTACCTCGTGGCCAATTCTGCTGAAGAGGACGTTTTAGAATCAAGCGATCTGCTAGAACGCTTTCGATTTCAACTGTTTCGTTTTCAAATGCGGTATGTCCACGTAATAGGGCTAAACGGTTGGCTCTAAAGTTACGATTGGTGGTGTCACAGTAAATAATTAAAGCGCCGATATTATGTGCTTCATTCAACCATTGCTGCTGTGGCCAAATTGGCATTGCAAAGGTTTTTGCGCCCCAACCAATCATGGCTAAATCAAAATACTGACGCTCACGGTCATAGACTAAAATATCAGCGTCAAAAGTAATCCGTGGTGCTACACGCATGCTGCGGCGTTGTTCATAGCCTGATTGGCTTTGTAAAATATCAGTGAGCCATTGCAAAGATTCATTTACAGGATTTGTCCAGTCAATCAACCAAGCAAATGCGACAATTCGAGTACCTGTAATGTGCAGTACTGCCTGATCTGAACCAAATTGCCATATCAAAGTGACATCTATAGTCGATGGGCCATCAGGCTGAATATTGATATTCCAAGCTCGTTCCTGAAGGGCAGCAAAATTGAAAGGTGGGTTGGACTGACCTGATACATTCAATCCTTCTTCAGTACCACCTATTGACTGTAAGTTTTTTGGAACCAGATAGGCATTCCAGAGATTGACTGTACTGACTTGCTCAGATGCGACGTTGCCTAACACTAACGATGTTGGAGAGATATGAATACGGTTGTAGTAGTCTTCAAAATAGCTTTGAGTTTTGATGAATTGAATATTACGTCCATTCGCTTCGACTGGATAATGCGTTGTGAGTGCAAATACATGTGAAACTGATACCATCGATTCATGGTAGGGATACCATTGCTCATCTGTGAAACCTTCAAAATCTACACTAATTAAGATGTTATGATCTGGATTGAGTGGGCTTTGCGTGAGCCAATAATTAAGGTTCGCCATGTTTATGGCCCATCATAGCGAATGGCCCAGCCGAAGGTGCCAGTATGATTGATATTACTTCCACCATTACGATTTTGAATGTTTTTTTTATGAAATGGGTAAATTTTCCATTTATCGTTACCCAATTCAATAATTTGATTTGGTTCAAAATTATCTAATCTAGTGAACTTAGCATTTTGAATTTGACATATAAGTCTAACTTTAGATGAGTCAGCCAGTTTAAAAATATTTATTGGTAAAAAAACAGAATCACTCGACCATAGCGAAGGAATTTTGTTAATCAAATTAAAATATGATGGCAGTGCTGAAACAGTTTCAATCTGATAAGCAAATACTCCTGAAGTTGAAGACCAATTACCATCGAAATAAACTGTATCTTTGGTATTAATTCCTGCTCCAGACGAGGCCCAAAAGAAACCTGCACCAGAAAGTATAGGATTAGAATTTGAACCACCCCCATTATCATAAATTGCAAATTGATCGTAATCGGAGATAAATTGATAGGCACTACCTGATAAATATTTTGCATTTGAAAATTGATCCTGTCCGAATGCCAAATACATAAAGTTATCTATCTGATAGTTAATTATTAAAAAAACTTCATGATCAAATATGTGAATCATATAATTTATTGGAAACACAATTTTTAATGGATATTGTGCCTGAATTGATTTAGCAATATTGCCCAACCTAACTTCTGGACTTGTAAAATTAGATATTGAATTACCACCCTGCATTAAAAGGCCGGGTCCATTGGGATTCCCATTCTCATTGCTAACTCTCAATTTAAAGAACATTTCAGCTTTACTAATAATATTATTGCCAGAAACAGACCATCCATTCTTTGAACATTCATTAATTAGAACATCTTGTAGCTCTTGATAACTTGAGACTTGCCCATTGTAATAAGCCATTATTCTTCTCCTATGCATCCATTTTCAAAGCAATAAAGTCAGTAAACCCTGTACGGCTTACATCCTGCAAAACAACCCATTCTTCACCACAGGTATTTTCAACGACATTATTAAAACCGCTGATATAGCACACACCATCTAGTTCACCGTAAATATTTGAAGTATCAGCTAGATTAATGGGTAGCAAAAAATAATTTTCATTAGTATCTCTTAACTGCGTTTCACCAGAACTTCCATCACGACCAGCTATATAGGTATTATTCCATGGCCACGTTTCAGGCCTTAAATACACGCCTGTATTAAAACGCATAGCTAAATTATCGCGATTTCCCTTATAGGGCATGGAATGTGAGGTATCTGAAAAACGAGTGGTGGCTGCACCATTCAACATGCCGCCACAAATAATGGGATACGGGTATTGTGAAGGACGCGCATAGGGAAAGAACTTGCCGATGTAGAAATGTTCATATACTGGTGTGCCGACTTTCATACAGCATGCGATCCGCTGCGGATTTACCGTAAGCCAGTAATCAATGCGTTGGTTATGCGCTGGAACACCAGAAAGGCGCACACCGGGTTGTGTATCAAAGGTATTGGAAGGTACATAACCTGTAAATGTTGCAACACAAATGTTGTAATAATCTGCTGAAGCATCCTGATACGTTCGCACACCGACATAAATTTCTTCAGTACCAGAATAACCTTGACCTTTTAAAATCAACTCTCGGTTTGCAATGGAAGTGTCATAACGCATCACTGTCCAAAAACCAGAAGCCACAGCTACTTCACGGATTTTATCCAGCATTTTGTAGTGTGCGAGTGTGCCACCACTATTATCGACAAAGCCTATTGCATGCGGCATGACATATACCCAGAAAAAAACATACCGCCATTGTGGCGGTATGTTGGGGAATCGTCTTTTAAACTGGTTTAAAGGTTTTGGCCACCAATCTTCAATGCTGCTTTAAACTTGGCTGGATCTCGACTCATCATCACAACCAATGTTTCCTGTCCTTCACCTGATTTAATATAGTCGCTCAAACGGCTAGGATCATCGACCAGTAAGAACTGTTGATTTGCACTAAAGCTGCTGGCTTGCCCAATTTGAGCAACAGGGTCATTGAGTTTTGGAGCTTGTATATTGGGTACGTTGATATTCGGTGCGCTGACCAGTCCGCCATCTGCGTATCCATTGTTTTTAAACTGATTCAAAGCCTGCATACCATAACGATTGAAGTAGGTTAAAAACTCTTTGGCTCCAGATTGACTTGTGGATTCTTTACGTATAACGAACTCATCTTTATGTACGATACCAGCAGGTTCATATTTGCCACCGATACCAGTGTAGCCACCTGTAGAGTAGCCTGTTACCAGACCACCATCTGAATATCCCATATAAGATGATGCAGCTTTGACTGCATTAAAAATCATCTGTTTCAAAATCATCTGCGCGATTTCACGTAAGAAATCAGAAGCAAACTGTCTGAATGCATCTCCAGCAGACTTCGTTCCGTCAGTCCAATCCAGAATTGCAGTGGTCATCCCACCAGAAATACTTTCCTGAATTTGCTCAATGGTTGGTAAAAACTTTCTGAAACTGGCATCAGTCTTATTTAGCTCAATATTCATGGCATTAAGTTTTTCAACTGAAAAAGCATCTCCCAGACTAACTGCAAGTTGTTTTGCTAATTCAATCAAGCCTTGAAGTTGTGGCTTCATTTCCACATCAATTGCTTTCAAGCCTTGTGAATATTGTGGCTGACTGATCTGACCTGAGTCATACTGAAGTTTCAAATTATCCTGTTTTTGCTGTCGTAAACTTTGCAAATCATTAAGTTGCTTCATCGCATCGTTAAATTGCAATGTGATTTGCTCTTTGTCGATTACAAAGTCGATTTTAAATAATAGCTGTTGATATTGTGCAGCCTTGGCAGGGTCAGTTTCAGTCAGTAATAATGTTGCAAAATCTGCTTTTAACTGTTTATATTTTTCTTCAACTGCATCCAGATCGGCTTGTAAATCCTGACCATTGGCTTTAAGCAATGATTGCTCAAGTTGTGGCAAAGCATCCTGCACACGTTTAAATATCTCTGTGCGTTTTGTGAATGCTTCCTCAAAATGTTGATTTTCTTTAGCAAGTAATGATTTAGTCTCTTCAGGTGAAAAACCAGCTTCGGTAATATCTTTGACTTTTTTATTATGTTCTGCAATCAGCTTTTCTTCTTCGGTATAAAGTGATTCCCGTAGTGAAATCTGATTTTTCCCACGATCTTCAAGATATTTTTCTATTGTGTCATCAAACTGAGATAACTTCCCAATTTCAGCTTGGGCATTAGAAGGATCACTGCCTAAAATCTGGTTAAGCTGTGCAAAGTAGCCATTTTGTCGCTTTTGATTTTTAGCCGCCAAACCAGCACCGATCTGTTTACCATCAATATCCCATTTGATGAAGTTTTTCCCAATAATTTGCTGCAAATCACTATAACCAGCATTTTTTAATAATGCCTGTTTAGATGAACCATATACTTTCTGTGAAAACAACTCATTGACCAGAAATTCAGCTTGAGCGTCCAAAGCTTCCTGTGTTTGTTTAATATTGCCTTTTTCATCAATGACACCTTTAGCCTTTAAATATGACATTAATGATTTTGAACGATCTTTCTGCCACGAAATAATGCCAGTGTTAGTGTATTGATTATTTTTATCGACATGGCTACCAAACAGGTTTTTGTCCAGAAAACTGGATTCACGGCCAACTTCAGATGTGAAATATCGCGCTTGCGTATCACTCAGTTGGCCTGTCTTAGTAAATGCCTGATAAACTTTAAGCATATTGCGGGTCTGTTCATTTGAACTTGCCATCAATACTTTGATTTTTTCCTGCTGCTCTTTCTGATTTTGTTTTTCTTTGGTGATCTTTTCTTCTAAAGCTGCACGTTCTTTTTCAACTTTAAAATCATTGGTAATCTGAGCATCTAGTTCATCGGGTAGCCGAAAATAAGTCTGAATTGATTTTGGGTCAGCATTTAAAGTAGCAATTTTTTGGGCTTTAATACTAGCAAGCTCTGGGTCAACACCAGCATTCATTTGATCAATCTGAAATAGATTACTAAAAGTATTATCCTGAATCGTCTTGACTAAATCTTTATATGCTTTGGTCAAATTATTGACACTACCAGTCCAGCCATCTGTAGAGGTAGTTGCAATGTTTATTTTTCCAGAATATGCATCAATAATCTGATTCTGTTTATCTAACTCAGCTTTGGCTTTATTGGTTGAAGTCGCAACACGGTCAATCGAACCTTTTGCACTGTCATTGACACTAGTTAAATTCTGGATCTGATTCGCCAACTCGCTGGCAGTAATCTGACCAGCACGATATTGTTCAAAGAGTTGAGATGCTTTCTGACGATCTTTATCACTTGCTGAAGAATTACGAGCAACCGCATCAATGAGACCCAACAACTCATTACGCTGTTGTCTGTATTTTGTGGATAAATCATCCTGTTTGTCCGAAGCCTGACGTGTCGCAATACGTTTCTGAACATCATCAAGTTTATTATATTCTGCAACCAGTTCAGCCACAGATTTAGTCTGATCATCTAAACTATCCGTTGCATGACTTGAACTATCATCCATGAGTAAAAAGCTTGCTGCTATACCCGCAGCCGCAATGGCCAGTCCGGGTAGACCACCAGCACCCACCAATAAAGTTGAAACTGTACGCAATGCAGTAAGACGCACAGCTGCCGTAGTCGCAACACCCGCCATTGAAGCTAATGTCATTTGATAACGTGCCGCTTCAATTCGACCTGCAATAAAAGCAATAGTTGTTGCTGTTAAAGCAGGAATCATACGACCCGCATAAACAGAAATTAGAATCAAACCTGCCTTGACCAATACATCAAGATTCTGAGCAACAAATACAATCGCTGGTGAAAATTTAGCAACCATGTGGTTGGTTGCACCTTCCATATTAGTTTGAAAAGCATTGATGGCATCTTTGGCTTTTTTGGCATCCTCAACAGTGTCTTTACCCAGAATAGCCCCAGCTTCCCTAGCACGATCACCATACTTTTTCCAGCCTTGGCCGCCATTTTCCAAAAGTGGTAAAAGTAATGTCGCATCGTTGGCAATCGCTTCAAGATAGAACACCATTTCATTTTGGCTGACACCAGCTTTTTGCAATGAATCGACATAGAGTTGTAATGCTTCTGGGCCACTCAGCTTTTTAAATTGTTCAGCTGTGACGCCAACTTTAGGGGCAACATTCTCAAAGAAATCCTGTAGTTCACCGCCACCATTGGCAATAAAATCACCCACCTTGTCACGGACGTCCTTGTAAATATCACCAAGCTTATCCATTTCAATACCAACGGTTTTTGCACCCGCAGCATAATATTGAAAATCCTCCACACCTGTGCCAGACAAAGTTGCGTACTTCTGTATATTGTTTGCTTTGTTGAGCGTATCAACTGCAACCCCGATAAACGTACCAGATACACCAATCAGCGATAATAAATGTGGGGTAAGGCTTTTGACTGAGTTTTCAATTAAACCATTAGCATTGGCGACTTCTCTGGATGCTACAGTGGTTTTATTCAGTTGATTTTCATAACCTTTGAGCTGATTGATCCCAGTACCCATATCGGTTGCACTGGATAATTTTTTAATTTCATCGGCTGTGACTGCAACGGATTGGGAGGTTTTCTTTTGCGCTGAGGTATTACTATCCGCAGCTTTGGTGGTTTCGATAATGTCTGATTTTAAGCCTTTGACTTCACGACGAGCTTGATTTAAATCCGCCTGCACCTGTAAAGCGACTTTTAAATTCTTGGCTGACATATTTTGCTACCGTAAAAAATATACCGCCATTGTGGCGGTATATTGCTGAGGTATCTTTTAAAGCGGTTTAAAACTTAAAAATCACAATCCTCTTAATTTTTTAATATAACTGTCGAGTTCTCTACCTCCACCAAAACCTTGATTGACTGCCTCAATCATGTCGGCTTTATGATGGTTTTTTTCTCTTTGAATGGCATGAAAATAAAGCTCTATTTGACGCTGGGTATAATGCTGCTCGATGTCTAGTCTACTGTGACCGTGGCTGAAAAGTTGCTGGATGATGTCTGCCCATCGGATGTTTGATCCTTGAGAGCCTTTGCGCGTAGCAGACGGTTCGCGCTTTTGAGAAAAAAATGCTTATTGACCACCCACCATGTCATCAGTAATAAATTCATCTCTTCATCACGAAGCTGTTCTAAAAACTCGACATGTTGATTGATACTTTCACACAGTAATGTGGTCATAAACTGAAAATGGTTTTCAAAAAACTCAAGCAACTCGTCAGTTAGAACATCTTCTTCACGGTCTATAAATTCAGCCAAATCTTCAACCAGTCCATGACATCTTGGCTTTAATTTAAGCCAAACCATAAATGGATATTCTTTGACCTCTATATTCTCGCCACCGATAGGAATGGTTTTATTAGGCATCAGGATATTTAAATCTTCAGCAGCTTGCGCTGCTGAAGAATCCTGACTGTCAGTAGGTTGAACTACTTTTTCAGCCATATCAGGTCACCTCATCTAACCATTCAATACGGCCAAATGGGCCAAGATCATCATCAAGACGATTATTGGCATCTGCTAGACACGTTCCATTCAAAGTGAAATCTGCCAAATTTTCATTGGTCAATGGCAAACTGGCCAATGGGTTAAATTGCACTTTATATAAATGAACACGCGCTCGACGACCATCGACGGTATTAATGGCTTCCATGTAAAGATATTTCACGGGTGGTGTCGCTGCCGTCATCATTGATACATTGGTGGAACCACCATAACTGTATGCTGCCTTGATCGGCTGAGTCAGTGTAGAAACATCCAGAATTTTAACCATGCCTGAAATACTAGATTCAATACTGTAATGTGTACCTTCAACCAAAGTTGTAGCAGTCGGTGTTTTACTATCAGTTAAAACCAGATTCGTGACATTACCACTTTTCAGAAGAACCAACTCACCAGCAACCAAAGCTAATGGAAATTCCTCAGCAGTCGCTGTTCCTGCTAGTTTTTTGGATAATTTACCGTGTACACCCAATAAAATATTTTCTGGTGTGATATAGCGCAGTACCATTTCAGGATTGACCGCAACCGACTGTTTTAATCGAACAGACGTAGTCCGCAGACCCGTATAATTTTCCTTACGCTCTTCAAACTGTGCATCAATAGCAAAGTTTAAAGAAGACTGATCACCCACCCAACGTAATTTTTGAGCCATGCCATTGACGTTGTCACCCAAATAAATGGGGCCTTGAAAGCTAAAATCCTTCATCTCAGCCATCTTTATTTCTCCTCAACTGTTGGTTTGGTTACAGCAGGTTTATTGACCGCTGTATCCTCCGCAATTTTTAAATCTTTAAGCCATTTGGCATCCGCTTCAGGCACATCAATTTCCATACCTGCGCTATAAGCCATATTTGCGTGGGTATGATCAGCCAATAATTTAAGTTTGACTGTTTTTACTTTTTGGTCTTGCTCAGACACATTTTTCTCTTGCATCGTTATTGCTCCCACAGCTCGACGGCTGTTCTAAGTCCATACTGCCAAATACCTTGTTTTTCAGATATAAAACCATCACCCAAGAAATACACTTGAGTGAGGCAATGACGTGGACGGAATTTTTTAAGACTATCTCGGACACTGTCTAAGACTTGAGTCGTACCATTCGCTCCACCAAGGGAGCGAAGCACTAAAGTGAGCTGAATATTGACTCGGCGGCGTTGTGGACGATCCACCAGTGGCGCACCCTGATAATTACCGCCGGTATTATCCGGCTCAGCAAAATCACTGCTGGTGTATTGCACCAAGATTTCACCCACAGGATGCTTAAGTGCGTAATTCGATGGGTTGTCTGGTGTTTGAATTACAGATAAAGTTGCATGCGCTGCTTTAAGCCGAGCCACATAATCATCAATGATGTCCTGAGTTTTAGACATGATCAAAATCCTCCCTCAAAACGACGCTTCGGAGCTTTGATGCGCCAAGGGCCATTCTCAGGTTGAGCCTGATCATTGTCTTTAATTCCCAAAGACAGGTTGCCTTTGGAGATTTCTTTCAGGTTGTCATTGGCTGTTTTAAATGCTCGCACCACACCATCAGGTAAATCACCACCGTCAGGACGACGCATATACAGTTGATGACGTACCAGATCCACCGCGATACTTTTTAAAAATGTTGAAGGCTGAGTCAGTGGCAAGCTATAACGACCACGTAACGCTGCATCAATTTTCTCTGAAGCATCCGCAATCGCATCATCGACAAGATCAACCCGATAATCGGTCTCAGACGGATCATCGTTAGTCAAAACTCGTAAAGTGTCAGCGGGTATCTGTTTTAAAACATCATCAACACTACAGTACATTTTCTAACTCCAAATTTCCCCCTTTGCCAAAGGGGGGTTAGGGGGATTAAGTCGCAGTAAATGTCACAAGGGCATCAGGCGCAGTACATACAGAAAGAGGATTTGATTGGGCTTCCAAATCCCAACCTTTGCCCATTTTGCGCTCTTCAGCCTTGGCATAAATTTCAAGCCCAAGGGTATTGACTGCTTCGTTATAGTTCGCAGGCGCAAGATAGGTTGCAAATAGATCATCAGTAATCGGAACCAGACGAGCTTTACCATCAGGGATAAATTTGGTCACTTGACCATTGGTTGCCATGACTTCAACTTCATATTCAATCCAAGTCACATCGGCATATTTGAAACCAGAGCGATTATCACCTCCTAGACGCTCTTGGGCTTCCTGATAATTTGCATATGCTTTTTGTACATTTGGATGAGCAGTCAAAGCATCAAAGTAGGTTGATGAGCAATAAGCAACCCATTCACGAACCAATGCACCGCCCAATTTTTTCTGGGCATGGCGTTTGCCGTCCAGCACTTGCTTACGGATATCCGTCGTATCAACACTAAACTGAATATTGATATTTTTCGGAGTGACACCAAATTCATCGAACAAGTTATAAATCACTGTTGTGCCATCGGCATCCAGAATAATTCCAGAAATTGCACCAACCCGGTGAAACTCTTTAGTGGTCTCAATGTCATTTTTTAAGCTTTGCAGCTTGTCATTAATAACTTTGGCTTGCTCGGTGCCTTGGCTAGCATCTTCACCAAATGCCTGTACATTGAGTTCATCTGGCAGAATGGTTGCAGATTTTGGCAAATGTGGAATTTCAAAGGTACGACGTTTACGCTTAGAACTGCCTTTGACATCAGGATCACCGCGACGATCCGTATTACTTACCAGTACCAGTTTGCCGTTAATAGACTCAATTGTGACAGTCAAAGTTTTAACTGGAATCACCTTAAAGATTTTCTTGTCACCCAGTACCGTAGGCGGTTTAGGTAATGCATTAATTGCCTTGGTTAAAGTACTCGGTGTAAATAAATCAGCTAAATTCATGATTTTTCTCGCAGATCAAATTAGTAAGTGTTTTGAGCAACAATGCCCAGTGCTTCAAGCTGAGCCAGTGCAGCCGTGATTTGTGCCTCTGTTGCACCGTCTGGCCAGACCAGATTGTTCTTGGCCACCGTTGCACCACGGGCAATGGCCACAGCCTTTTGTTGCCCAGTGGAAATGGCTTCTGCTGATGCCAGTACAGCAACTGCGTTTTTGGTTGAGTCACTGGCCGCAAAGTTGATGGGTTGATAAATACCGGCAGCGGTTTTACTCAGTATTGTGCCAATCGCTAAAGCTGTCGTGGTTGCAGCAATCACAATGCTCTGTTTTGTCCAACCTTGCGCGACTTCAACCAACAGCACATCAGACAAGTATTTAGGTTCTGTATAAGTGGTCATGACTTCTCCTAGGCTGAGCGGCTTTTAGCGTCAGCAACAAGTGGGTTTTCGGATTGATTAACATTTGGATTGACATCAGTCTTCTTAATGCCTTCACCAAATGTCATAATTTTTGAATCAAAAGTTTCGGCTAAAAATGACTTAACCGCTTCTGAAAATGAAACTTCACCTTCAGCAAAGTTCACGACCTGCTGATCTTGCTGACCCGCAGCATTTAAAAGTGAAACAGCTTTTTGTTTGAATTTAGGTGGCATATGGCCACCAGCCACTAGACCTTCAACAAACTCTGAAAATGCAGCTTCTTTTTCCGCATTTTCTTTCGCTGCCATCGCTGCATGAGCCTGTGCAAGCTGCTCTTCAAGCTCAAGTTCACGGGTTGTTTTTGTGGGTGCTGTTGGTTCAGTTTTAGGTAATTCAGACATTCCCAATGATTGAGAAAATTCAGAAAATGCCGCTTGAGCTTCATAAGGGTGGCCTGTTGCATATTCACGCAATGAATCAATAATCCAGTTAGGCGCAACCTTGTCCGCTTCTTCCTGACCTTTTTCATCAATGATGGAATCGCGCCAGCGGCGCATGAAGTCTGCAATCAAGTCGAATCCATAGAAAGGATTTGCAAAATCAGCAATACCTTCCTCATTTTCTGCGAATTGAACCGTTCCCAGACCTTTAACCGATGGTGGCATTGCACCCAAGAACCCTACATGACGAAGATATAATTTCCCCGGTGTTGGGTTGTTGGGTGAATCGGGCAGATAGAAACTCGATGAAACTTTATTGTGCTTACCAGCATTAACGTTTTCTGCAAAATCAGCATCTAATTGTTTTGGGTAAGCCCATAAGATGCCTTCATCATCCAGTTCGAGGTGATCAGCCCAACCCATTGCAGGATCATTATGCTTGGGATGACCTAAAACGAAAGGAGCTTCATGAATCTCAGGTGAATAAGTGGCAACACATTTTTCTAACATTTCACGAGTGTAATTTCGCTTTACACCGTTCATGTCAGTATGCTCACCGACTCTAAAAATTTTGATGGGTTTCATCGTTTATACTCAGTGTTGTACCGATGCACTGAGTATCTGATGAGAGCTAAGGACGGGTCTTTTAAACTGGTTTAAAACTTTGCATCAGGAATGCTTTAAGACATCTATATGGTATATTTTTAATTCTAATTTAAATTTTAAGTAATTATGCTAAAAGAGATTTCATACAACAGTGTTTCAAAAGCAATAAATAATTGGGCACAATCTGAACTCGAAAGAAGAGGGTTAATTTTTGATCCAGAAATGCCAACATTTATGCAACTAGATAATTTCTTAAGTAAATGCATCCTTAAAAAACCTAGAAAAGTATCTATGTCCAAAGCTTTTCAAGTACCTCATGAACATATTAATGGGTTTAATAATTTAAAATCCGTACTTACTAAGGGCGAAGATGCAAATCCTTATTTGAGCCGTAAATTGTATGACTCAAGCTTTGTAGATGGTCTATTGGATCAATTCAACTGTTTTCATTTCCATTTGGGAGAAACAAAAAAAGGAAAATTTATCAAAGGAACAAAATTTTTAGCCCTTGCAATTGTTAATGATGATGAAGTTTTTTTTATTGAAGTAAAACCTCATGGTAGTTCGACATGGAATAATAAAAGTGTCCTTGAAATTGTACATGAAGAACGTGGTGATCTTATTAAAGATTTTAAAGTCAAAATGATGATGAATATCGCTCCAAAGATATCTAGTGAAACCGATATTCAAGAACTTAAGGATGCAGGCTTTAATTTTGCTGTTACTTTAGATGATGGTACATCATATATGCCTGCCAAATTTGGGCAAGTAACAACTAATATGACTAACCCAAAAGATAGAATTTGTCCGAACTTATCTGTCACCCATATACTGAAGCTACAGAGTATTTCTCGTAATATTTGTCTAAATATCAATAAATTTATTGAAAATTTCAGATTAATGAATTTCTGTATAATTACAGACATAAAAATATTGGATTTAAAGTTAAATAAAGATTCAAATATTGATCAACTAAGATTTAGCATCAAGTATTTTAGTAATTTTATGAACTATGAGGACATTTTCATTTTAAACACTAATTCATCAGGCAACGCTGTTTTTCATATCGTGAAGTTAGATCAAAATTGGATAGATTTGTACTATTACTTCTACTTTCATTTCTTTCAACTGAAATCAAGACCAAATAGTAATTTATAAATCTTTATAAATGCATTTTTAGCGATTTTAATCTCAAATATACATCGTTTTAGCAGCAAAGCCTTAAATACGCTTAAATCGCAATTTAGGCGCATTCAAAATTTATTATGGCAAAATATGATCCGCAACAATATTCTGCAATTCCGTTTCATCCTGAATTGATATACCCAAATAAGCACGGGCAGGAATAACCACTTTTTTGGCAAAGACTGAAACACCGCCAATTTTCCAACTGAGAGTCTTTTTATTCTTCGGTTTAATGGTAGCCCCAAATTGCTGAACTGCCGCATATTCAAGATTAGAACCTACAAGCAATAAATCACCTGAGATTTGGTAATGGATCTGATCACGCAATAGGCCACTGCCAACAAGTGGTTTTTTGCTTTGAACCCGATTAATGCCTTTCTTATTTAAAGTGCCATCCTTATTTTCATGCTGTGAACCCAAAATGCTCATATAAGTGATTTCACTATTCGGTAGCCATTTACTGCCATCTGGTGCTTTTGAGTCTCTAAAATTCTGCTGGGTACTTTGCACCTGATATTCACCCATATCCTGAAACATCGGGCTTGGATTATCCAGCACGGCTTCAGCATGACTCAGCACATTGACAATAACTTCAGAACGTATATTGAACTTGAGCATAAATTAACCTACCATAATCATCATAAGGCTTGTTCATAACTGCGGTGAGTCTCCCAACCGCCACCATTCTGGATGACCGAACAGGAAAACTCAGGGAGCGTTTTCCGCAAGCCTTATCCTTTTTCAAATAATACTTCGCCTTTGGCTTTCTCTTTATCCAGTGATGTTTTGCTATCTAAACGATAAGACTTTAAATACACCTCTTTGCCATTTTTACTTTGATGTAATACTGCGATATAACGTTTGCCATCGCCATTAAAACCCTCAATCCAGACGGTACGCTGTGGCTGGGTGTCCTGACGCACCACAAGTACAGCTTGCTCTAATAACGATTGAACATATTGATAACTAGAGATATCAAATCCCGTGTTGCCAGTACGACTGACCATTTGTTTAATCGCATCATCTTCGCTAAACATCACTACTTTGGTTTGTACACCCAGCATTTTTTGTTGATTGTCTGATAACACTGCCACTGGGTATTGTTCACCGTTCTGAAGTTGTCTACGCATTTTGACTTGTTCAGACGATGTGGCTTTTTTATATGCGGCGGTGGCGATAAGATCAGTGACTTGCTTGTCAATACGTTGTAACCATCGATCAAAAATACCGTCCTGCATGTTTTCCTTAACATAAGCCTTGGCAATCGGTTCAGGATATGTGTCTAAATCAGGATACCAGTTTGCTCCGGGTGCAGATAAAAAGTCTTTTCGGTCATCATCAAAACTTGGCTCATCATCTGGCTGGGTTTTACCCATTGCTCGTAATTGACGATCATTAATCGCATCAACAGTACACTGGCAGCCGTAGCCATTGGGTGGGAAGTTAATTTTCCAGAATTGTGCATCCGCAGGCAATACCAGATTATTCCAACGCTGGTGTTGAATACGTGGATTTTCAACAGAGTTGTGACGATACCGCCAATATGGACGTTTTGCTAAAACTGCTGGATCAGTCATCTGTTTGTAACGGCCAGCGGCATGCGACGTTCTCAAATTGGTCTGATAAATCACATTGGCGCGCCAAGCTTTATACTCTTTATCCGCATCATTCAGCCAGCCATGCTTGCCAAGCACATCATCAAAATTATCCTGAAATGATTTAAATGACTGACCCGACTCAGCGGCTTCAATGACAATACGATGCAAGTCACTCAGTAAATCTGCTTTCATCGCACCAGCAACGACGAAAGCTTTATCATGCTGACGTGAGTCAATATCTTTATAGGTTGCGGTGGGTAATGTTTTCTTTTGCTTCAGATATGCCAGTTGCTCGTGAAATGGCAACTGAAATTGACCTGATTCAGTCGCCATCTTTGACCTCCGAGCGTCCCTGTAATTCAGCCACAGTTAAAGCGATCTGCATAACTTTGGTCAGCTCAGATGAATCCAGCTCAGAAAACTCAGCCAGAATATCATCCTGCAAATTTTGAAAAGACGTTGCAGATTGAACGACACGTCGAACCCGATCCACCATGTCATTGAGCAATGGTTCAGCTTCATTCGCCAAAACAGGTGCAGCAGCTGCGGCAAATTCTGTGCGAATTGGCGTGTATTCTGCAAATGATACTGAAGGAGTTGGCTCAACTGGCGGCAATAAATCACCTTCTTGAAAACCATATTCACGCTCATAGTATTGGTTACTAAAACGCACCCCTGTTGTCGAAAGTTTGGCATCACGCTCAGCCTGTTCAGTACCGCCATTACTATCTTCAAAATACTCAAACTGTGGAGATGGGCCACCCCAGTTGTAATCAACGATCCAGTCAATGAGCAGCTGATACTGCTCAGCAGTCATTTCACAGTCACCATTGGATATTTCTGCCGATACTTCTGCACCTGCCGTTGCACTGGCACGATTCGCTTCAGCTTCAGTGGTTTGGTTTTGACCCAGTAGCGCAATATTGATTTCAGATCGGCAATACATCAGGAAGCGTTCAAACACGTCAGCAGAAGCTGACTTGCCAGCGGCTTCAATAATTTCAATCTGACTATTATCTGGAATGACTGCTACAGCATCCTGCACCATCGCATACAGATTATTGAGTAGGGTTTCCTGTTTGGCTTCATCGTAATTATTGCCGTATTTTCCAATCACCCACGGGCTGCCATATTTCTCGGTAAATCGTACCCAGAACTCTTTACCGCCTTGCAAGAATGCATCTGCCCAGAACACTAAAGCAGCATCGGGTTCACCGTATGGATTTTCATAACTGGCATCTTGGGTTGGAACTAAATATTTTCGTGGCTCAACAAGCAACCCATCTTGACCCGCATTTTTATCTTTAAAGCGCAGTTGATTGTCTTTGTCAAAGAAAAACCAGTCTGGCGGCATCGCTTCGATTTTTACAGGTAACCACGCACCATTCCGGTATGCCCATGTAATTTCACAAGGCTGGTATCCAAACCATGTCGCATCAAACAACGCACCCGTAATTTTATTGACCTGAAGCTTTTTAAAAATGCTGTTGATATGCTCAAAAACTTGGTCTGAGGCTTCATCCTGCACAATACGCCATGCTTTAGCTTTGACCGCTGCCTTGCGACGACGTTCTGCACCTTTGACCACCGCATGACTGCGAATGTCCTTATAAACTGTAATGTCTTTACCCATTTTTTTAAGAATAGGGTCAGGATTCGGCAATACTGAGCCGAATGAACTAAATCCAGACACACCTGAACGTGAGGCAATTTGCTTTAGGTTGGGTTGTGATGTTTTGGCTTCAGCGAATGAAACAAACTGACCGCCAATGTATAAGCCTTGTGTGTTCATTAACGGAATCCTTTTAATAATGTATTGGCACGACGTGGACGGCCAGTAATAATATTTTCAGATTGAAAACCGATATCTGTAGCTTCAATGGCTAAAAATCCTGCCCACGTTCTATCAGCATGGCCATTACTATCGCTATCTGCAACAAAACGAGGAGTCCCAGTATTGCTGGTGATTTTTTTTAACTTATGTAAATCGGCACGTAAAGTATTATCACCCTGCGGAATACGCAAACGGCGATCCTGAAAAAACTCCTTGCCACGGGTTGCCATATTGAGCTTGCTGCCAGAAGTAAACAGGATTCCCTCCACAACAGATGTCCCGTAGCGACGTTGTGCATCTTCCACGGGTTTTTCACCCATACCTGTTCTATCCATACAGCAACGCACAACTCGATATCGACGAAATACATCATCCAAAAGCATGTCTTGCTCGGCAAAGCTGATCCGTTTGCGCGCAATGATTTCTCGTGTCCAGAACACATCACCGACTTGTTCAATCACCCAGATTACAAACAAGTCATTACGGGCAGCAATATCAACTCCGACATAACACATACCACCCGTATAGTGATCGGGAATGCCTGCTAGTTCATCCTCGCAACTGGTAATGAGTTCAAAATCCAGCCAGCTTGATGCCTCATCCAGCCATTGCAATTCAAATTCCTGCGCCCATAGATCGGCATCACCAGCACCGATACGTAACTCTTCAATATCACGGGGTAAACCATCTGCTACAGCTTGATAAATATCGGTACTATGACGTGACCAGCCGTCATCATGTCCTGTCATCAAATCATAAAATTTATTACCTTTACCATTAGGCGTACTAATCACCCGGAGTTTTAAACCCGGCTTTGAGATAACAGGAAATAGTGCCTTCCAGATTGCACGGCTATCTTGATGAAAGGCAAACTCATCTAAAAGTACATTGGCAGAGAACCCACGGGCTGTATCTGGATTGGCGGGTAAAGCTGTAATCTTTGAACCATTGGGTAATTCAACTTCAAGGGCTTTGATACCAGCTTCCCACTCGTAATCATAAGCCTGAAAACCTGCCTGCATCGCAGCCAGATGTAGCTTAACACCCTCATTCATGGCTTCACGAGCTTGGCGTTCACCACGACTTAAGATCACCCAGCGTTTACGACTTCCAGCTAAATCTGCTTTTACACAATCTAGTGCTAACTCTAAAGTGCTGGTAAATGTCTTACCACATTGGCGGGCGAACATAGCAATCTTAAAACGGGCATCATCTTCTACCCAGTTTTTTTGATATTTATAGAGCTGTAAGGCAGGTTGCTCTTCAGGCAAAATAAGCGTACCCATCTAAACCTCCAAGCCATACGCAGCTTTAATGACTTTATTTAGAACAACACGATCCACTTCACCAGACTGACCCAGCTCTTCGAGTTTTTCTTTCTGTTCTGCAATTAGCTTTTCCCGTGCAATCCGTTCTATCTTTTGACGCTGATCAATCGACATTCCCCGTGCAGCGGTCAATTCACGGGAAGCCTTGGCAAGCGCAAGCGCATCCTTAATGCTAATTTCGATGGGTTGTTCTGGATCATCGGTATTGTGTAACTGATTTAAAATCAAATTGTTTACTAATGTCGTAATCCCTTGAACCAAAAATGCACCAGCTTTGTCGTCCTTATCTTCACCCAATTCACCAACCAGCATTTCAGTTGCATACTGGACTTCTTTCATTTTTCTGGCATGTTCGTCCCACTGTTTTTTAGTACGACCCATGGTTGAACGTGCAGGTGCTTCATCTGGAAACTTTTCACTAAACAGATCCAGTAACTCATCAATGGTGTAACGATCTTCCAAAAGCAATTTGGTCAGAAACTCACGAGCCGGTTGAGAGAGGCGCTTTAAAAATAAAGTTGTCATACAGCCACCTCACGCCGATGGCCGTTTAATGCCATGAATCTTAGACCGACCTTCAACCACATCTTGACCACGTTCTGTGAGTTTGACCACAATCACATCAGGATTATCAAACTCAATATTGATACAACCTTGTTCCTTCAGCCAATGTAATTCAGTCTTCACCTGATCACGACTAAAACTCAGCCCCCAGTGATTTAAACCACTGTGTAAGGTCGAGCTATTGCCACGGTATGACGGCAATTCATTGAGTAAACGCAAAATGACCAGTCGCATTTCTTCTTTCAGTTGATTTTCAAAGCTCATACGACCTCACTTTTTATTTTCAAGTAAATAGTTTTCAATACGGGTCACACCACGCTGAACCTGAGCAATACTGTTATTGGCCGCATTGAGCTGACCCTTAATTGACTCAATTTGTCCTTCAAGCCTTGCTATTTCTAACTTTGATGGCATGTCCTTGACAGCATTTTCAATTTCTACAACACGTAAACGCAGGTCTAAAACTTCCTTGGCTGATGCGCTTTCACGTTTGAGATACCATGTAAAAATGATAAGAACTGTAGTCACAACCCACTGAACTTCATCAAAACCCATCTGCAATGCACTAAACATGACTGGCATCCTTCTGACGTGATTGGTTGATATAACGCCCAATAATGCCAAGTACAGCCAATACAGCAGTAATGGTTTGCTGTGTATGCACAGGCAAAGCAGTGACCACATCTGGTGGCAGTGCATCATAAAATGCCTGTACCGCGACAATCAGTGCAAATGCGATATTCGAGAACCATTTCCAACTGTTCTGCCAGTTCGATACAATCGGGCTGTTATTGACTAATGCCTGCGCAGTTTTATTTGAAATATCATTAAGCTCATCGCTATGACGATTTTCCTGACGACTTAGCACACCCTGATAAAATCGATCTTTATCGGTAGCAACTTGCTCAACAGCAGCATCAATCTTGCGTTGTGTCTTTACAGACTGTGGAGTTTTACGTGTGGTTTTTTTCATGAAAAATCCTCCACGGCATAGCGCAAGTTATCCACCATCCGACTCATCCAGCCTTTGCCAAATGTATTAAATGTTGAAATTTTGGTATAAAAAGCAATTCGCTCAGCATGAAATGAGTAAACAAATAAACACTGTGGCATCTTACGAATTGCAGCAAGACTAATCACACCAATGATCCCGTCATCTTTGACACCAATGGAACGTTGAATAATCTTCCGTGCATTTAAAAGCCCGTGATTCACTGCTGCATCAAACATATGAAATGCAATAGCAAACTCAAAGCTGTCACAACTCATGGCATCCCAGTATTGCTGCTTATAGATTTTCTCTACCGTAGCCATTGGGATGCTTTTCATTGATCCGTTATAGCCAAATTGTTTTGCTGTATTCTTAGTGATGCCGTAGTTGGTTTCACCGCCCGGATCAGATGGGTGGTTGACGTAACCGCCTTCATGTTTTAGCACTCGTTTGAGCGCATCTTGAAATCCTTTAGTCATTAAAAAGCCCCTAACTTTTGGTTAAGGGCATTGTGTGATTTATAGAGTTTTTGGTCTTTTAAACTGGTTTAAAAGTTTCGTCTTTCATCTTAAACCAGCAGCACTCATGCAATTTAAATAATGTTTGGATGTGAACTCATTTAATTGACGTTTTTTGTATTCTTCACTCAAATAATCTGGCTGGGAATAAGCATCCATAATTAGTTCTTTTAAAATAATTCTAAGATTCAATGTATCATCATCGCTAAAGTATTGTTTTGAAACCTCTATACTTTTTTTAATTGGCGTGCCAGCCTGTTTAGCTTTTATTGATGCTTCTGCAAGAGAAAGTACGATCATGCAATAACTCTCTTTAAGCTCTTCTTCTTTTGCTTTTATGGATTTTAATTTTTCGGGTGGACTTTTGCTCGTAATTAAGGGCTGCTCAGCAAATCCAATCGAGACAGCTAAAGATAAAACCATACCTAATATTATTTTTTTCATCATCACTCCACCGATTTAACTTTCTGAGGAACTAAAATCTGTTCTTGAGCCAAATTTGTAGCATTATTTTGATTCTTTACTCGACCCGCAAACAACTCATCCACAACAGGATTCATCTTGGTTTCAACTGACTGCCATTTTGTCAAAGACAAGCCACCTTTGCCTTTAAGCCGATACTCCGCATCACCAATCGGATAACTATTTTTATATAATTTTAGTTCCGCCCAAGATAGATATGTGACACCATCCCATGAACGTCGTGCAGAATAATTCAACTGATACTGACACTTTCGCGCTTCTTCAGCATTTAACACTCTCGTTCTGATGCCGTTATATTGAATACGTTTTTCAATAACAGAGACAAAATTATCAATAGTCACTGCTGGATTAGAAACAATACATATCTGATCTATTGCATAGATTTCATTGGAAGGAATAGGTTTAACTTGCACACTGGTACAAGATGCTAAAACTACAGCGCATAAGCCCAAGATTATCTTTTTCATTTATAAATCCCCATAATTTTTTTAAAATTTTAAATAAATATTCTAAGTACACAAACCAAAACAAATAACCCTATTTTTAAATTTCTTGCTTTTGGCTCAACAGGATAAATCTTAGCTAACTCAATCAAGTCATTTCTCTTATATAAATAGCACGGGAATGCAATGATCCAGAATAATAAACATGCAACTCCCCACCATTCAGCACCTATGTTAAAAAAGCTTTTTTGTGGTGTTTTACCAATTTTATGGCCTGATGCATCTACATAAACCCACAATGCAGAGATTGAAACAATGATCGGAACCCAAAAAGTAAGATTAATATTCATTTAAGTCTTTTCAGTAAAAAGCGTTATGGCTTGATGGAACCCATCGACCAACAATTTCAATATCAAAGGCATCATTCAGTTCCAGTTGCATTGGTGGATACACCTTATTATCTGAAATTAATAATATCGAACTATCAATCTGCTTTTGAATCCTTTTCACCAAATAATCTTCTTGATTACGAATCACATAAATAAATCCATCTGTTAATTCTTTATCAGCAGAGTTAATTAAAAGTTTTTGTTTATCTTCAATTGTTGGAATCATTGAATCCCCAGTAGCGGGCACAATTAATAAATCTTTTGCATACAGACCTTGTTTATGTAGCCAATCTTTTCTAAATGCAAGGCGTGATGTCGGTTCTACATTTCCTGAACAAATACTGCCATGACCCGCAGACACCTTAACATCGTAAACATTTACCAAATCAAATTCTGCCTCAAAGTCACTTTTTAGTTCCTTTGATTTTTTCCCTGTAACTATATAACAAATATCAGCATCAACTTCAGCTATTGCAGCCAAGTAATTAGCCTTGGGCTGAGTAATGTCTTTTTCATAGTCAATCTGACTTTTTTTGGTCGTTCCTGCTAATTCAGCAAACGCAGGCTGAGTAAAACCCAGACGTTCCCGTTCTTCTCTCAATCTCGCACCTATAGACACAAAAAACTCTCCAAATATATTGACAGGTAACTTAATAGTTACTATTGTGGTGTTATTAGTTCTACTTAATGCAACTTTAGCCACACAAAGGAAACTAAAAATGCACTCAAAAACACCCGAACAAGTGAAACAAGAATTTATTAGTCAAGGCATTCCTGTTGCCACATGGGCAGAGAACCACGGTTTTATTCCTCAAGAAGTCTACAAAGTTCTTAACGGTCAATCTAAAGGCAATTTCGGACGCGCTCATCAGATTGCTGTTGCTCTCGGTTTAAAACCCGCACCCAAACAAGAAAAAGTCACTGTTTAGTTACTTTGCACATATTCGCACATATTCGCACATAAGGAAATAAACATGAGAGAGAAATTCTTCACCTTTTTGTTTCTAGTCGCATCTGTCTTTGGATATATGCAGTGGTTTTTTGCAGAACAAGACAATCAGATTCTCATAAATGAGAACACCATGCTCCGCGCCAACCTACATCAAGCAGGTGATGACTATGACTACAGTAAATAAATCTGCTTCAAAAGTGCTTCAAGTTCTAAAAGCTCTCCGTGGCCACAGTCTGTCTGGTGTTACCAATCAAGAGTTGGCAAATCAGCTTAATGAATCACCAGCAACCATTACACGTGCGTTGCAAACCTTAGAAAAAGAAGGTTTTGCGCAAAAACTGGATGATGGCAGTTATGCCCTTGGAAACATTTTAGTTTCTATTTCCCATTGCCATGCCCAAGAAATTGACCGCGCTCAATCTCGTGTCAGCGAACACATTCAACGTGTTTTTGCAGGCGTTAAACAAATCAAGGAAGCATAAGCATGAGTGAACTTAACCAAAACCAACTCGCTCAACTTGAACAGTCTGTTTCGATAGAGCAAATCCAGTTGTCAGAAAAACTTGGGGCAATCAAGGCAACTAACTTCATCAAAAAACTGGTGACGGTCACCGAAATTAAGCTTATTGCTGAAATTAAAGAAACTAAGCAATACAAAGGTTTAAAGGTAATTGACCAATCTGGAAAACTGGTGACAGTCACCACTTTTGAAGATTTTTGCCAGTACTTAGGTAAGAGTCGTGAACACATTGATGAGGATATTCGCAATCTTGGTACTTTTGGCGAAGACTTTCTTGAAACCAGTCAGCGTATGGGTTTGGGTTATCGTGACCTGCGTAAATTGCGCAAGCTACCAGAGGGTGATCGTGAAATTCTAATCAATGGCGAAGCGGTCAAAACCGAAGACCGTGAAAGCTTGATTGACTTGATTGAAGAAATGTCAGCAAAACATGCCAAGGAAAAGTTAGAGCGTGACAAAAAAATTCAGGAACTGGAGTCTGATAAAGCAGCTGATGCACTAATTCTTCAAAAGAAAAATCAAAAGATTGATGAACTGGATAGCAAATTAACCAAAGCACTAAACCCAGTTGAAATCAAAAAACGTGCAGAAACAGAAGACCAAACGCTTGAAAAAGCGGCTATGGAAACCCTTAGCACTGAAAGCATCATTTTCCTAAATAGTTTGTTGCGCTACCAGAACTCAATTAATGGTGTTTTGGATACTGCCAATGAAAAAGGTATTGCTCAAATTTTTGATCGTGTTGATGAAGCTGTCATTTCTACTTATCAGCGCATTGCTCAATACAGCCAAAAACTTGGTGTGCAGGTGGATTTTAATGAAATGGTATCACCAAACTGGATGTTCCCTGAAGGAACTGAACTTCCACCCGTTGCGGTTGAAGCTGGGGAATAACTATGTCAAATCCAAATCTAGTAAAAATCGACTATTTGCGTGAAGTTGCTGCAAAGCTCACCAATGCTGGGTTTGGTGAGAAAGGCACGATCATCAAAAATGCTTGTGAACTTCTCAATATCAGTCGTCCACAACTGTATCGTGAACTTGAAATAGTTGGCTTCAAATCAGGACGTAAACAACGCAGTGACAAGGGTAAAACCTGTGTCAGTGTTGAAGCAGCAGAATTGGTCGGCGGTATGGTGATCAGTGCAATGAGCAAAACTGGCAAGAAACGTATGCCTATGAATCTTGCTCTCGAAATTGCACAGGACAGCGGCAAGGCTCCCAAAGTATCAGCATCTACTATGAGTCGAGTCATGAAACAAAATTTTTGTCACCCCACTCAGTTGACAGCACCAACGGCACATCAACAACAACGTTCAGAACATCCCAATCATGTTTGGCAGATTGATGCTTCTGTTTGTGTGGTTTTTTACCTCAATAAAAAATCAGGCATGCATGTCATGGATGAACGTGAATTCTACAAGAATAAACCTGCAAATCTTAAAAAGATCGAGAAAGACCGTGTGATTCGCTATGTGCAGACAGACCACACCTCTGGCAGTTTTTATCATGAATATTTTTGGCGTTCTGAGAATGTTGAAAACTTAACTAATTTTTTCTTTAGCTGCATCCAAAAACGTAGCTTTAAGGAACCGATGCATGGTGTGCCTTTCGTTCTTTATGTAGATCAAGGTACAGCCAATACCAGTGGTATGTTTCGTAATTTACTAGAGCGTTTGAATGTCGAATTTATTCCACATGCAACGCATAACAGTCGTGCAAAGGGTCAAGTTGAGCAAGCCAATAACTTGATCGAAACTCAGTTTGAATCATTACTGAGTTTTAAATCAGTTGAAAGCATTGAACAACTCAATGCATTTGCCAGCGAATGGCGCACCATGTTCAACGAAACCAAAGTTCATAGTCGCACTAAACGTACCCGTAACCAAGTTTGGCAGATGATCCGCCCAGAACAATTGCGTATTGCACCAAATCTTGAACTGTGTCGAGAACTGGTCAGCACTTTACCTAAATCACGAACCGTTAGAGGCGATCTGACCATTCAGCACACCATTAACAAAGATTATGGTGAGCGTTTTTATAACCTTAAACATATCGACGGCATTTATGTAGGTGCAAAAGTCGATGTCGTAGTCAATCCATACCGTGCACCAGATATTGACATTATTACCGTCAATTCTCTAGGCGAAAAAGTCATTTATACCGTTGCGCCAGATCAATACGACATGTTCGGTCAACTCGAAGATGCGCCTGTAATCGGTAAAGAAATTCGTGCAATGCCAGATAGCAAAATTGATCAGGCACGTAAGCGCATCATGAAACAAGCCTACAACGCCGAAACCCAAGCTGAAGTTGATAAGGCATTGAAGAAACGTGTTCCAGCTTATCAAGGTCATATCGACGTTAATGCTCATATTACCAAACATGAAGTTCCAGAATATTTACCGCGCGCTGGCGAACAAATGACAACACCACAACAACGTCGTCAGGCAGCACCCGTATCCATTTTTGAAGCAGCAAGAGAGATTCGCGGCTTAGTCGGTGATCTTTGGACAACTGATCACTACAAAGCGCTTCAAACCACTTACCCCGACGGTCTAGTACCAGCGGATGCAATCCGAGAAATCGCAGATGGAATTAAAAACTTTAAACCGCGTCCTACGCTCAAAGTTGTGGGGGGATAAAACATGTCACCAAAAATCAAGACATTAAAGCAACTGATCGAGCAAACAGGTTGCAGCCAGATTGAGTTTGCAAAGCAAATACCACTGAGTGGTGCTGGACTTAATCTGCTGATTCATAAGGCCTTGTTTCCGAAGCGCATGCCTGATGTTCAGAAACGTATTACAGACATTTTAGTCGAAAAAGGCATAGACCGAACCAGCATTGATGCTGCCTTTGCCTTAGTTAAACCAACAGTTACCACTCAACCCAATGAGGCTACAGAGGAAGAAGAAATCATGTTACTGGCAAAACAATCACTCACACCGCAAGCCAAAAAAACTTTTGGTTTATTTAGCAACCCCTTCACAGGTGAAGTCCAGTCTCATGATGAACTTTTTACCAATGAAGACATCAATTATGTCCGTCAGGCTCTATATCAAACTGCAAAAACTGGAGGCTTTATTGCGATTTCTGGTGAATCAGGTTCAGGTAAAACTACGCTACGACTTGATCTTGAAGATCGGATTCAACGTGAACATTTACCCATCATTATGATTGAACCCTACATCATTGGTACTGAAGACAATGACATCAAAGGCAAAACCTTAAAGTCTGGTCATATTGCTGAAGCAATCATTGAAACCGTTTCGCGTGGCCAAGAAAAGCCGTATCGCTCAGCTGAAGCACGTTTTCGCCAAGTCCACAACTTACTCAAAGAATCCAGTCTTGCGGGCAATAGTCATGTCATTTTGATTGAAGAGGCACATAGTCTGCCAATTCCAACATTGAAGCATCTTAAACGCTTTTTTGAACTTAAAAGCGGTTTTAAAAATCTGGTTTCAATCATCCTGATTGGTCAAACCGAACTTGCCAACAAGCTCAGCGAACGTAACCCACACGTACGGGAAGTCGTTCAACGCTGTGAAAACATCACCCTTGAGCCACTGACTAGCACAGGTCTTGAGCAGTACTTGCAGCACCGTATCAAGACTGCCGAAAAAAAGCTCAGCGAAATCATCACCGAAGATGGTATCTACGCAATTGCAGAACGTCTAACTCAGGCCAATGGCAACGGCAAGATCGAACGCTCACTTTTATACCCGCTAGCGGTTGGCAACCTGATTACAGGTGCAATGAATGCAGCAGCCGAGTTGGGCGCACCTGTCATTGATCGTCACGTGATCATGGGAGTGTGATCCATGACCCTTAAAAATGTACTTATTTTAAATTTTTGGCTGATCGTTGCAGCAGCAATTTTGATCAGCTCAATGGGAGGTTGTCATGGCTGATTATGCTGACATTGCTGAACAACTCAGCGAAGAACAACTTCAACAGTCGCTTGCAAATCGCGCTCAATTTACAGCGCATAGCTATTACGAATGTGAAGACTGCGGCGTCGAAATTCCAGAGCAACGTCGCAAGATTGGCGGCGTGACTCGCTGCACCGAATGCCAAACCTGCTTTGAAGCGCAAAGCAGAAATTACAGAGGATAAGGCCATGACGACACAAGAAAAACGCGCTCAATTTGCCAAGGATTTAGACAAGTTGGTTAGTGGTGATTATGTGCTTGTACCTAAGCAACCTAGTGCTGAAATGGAAAGAGCAGGCATGAATGCTGGTGGCGGTTTTTTAGCATGCCATGTTTTTAAAGCGATGTGTACAGCAGCTCAGGAGCAGATATCAAATGGGTGAAGCTAAACGACGTGGTACTAGAGAGCAGCGCGTTTCTGAAGCTGTTGAGCGAAAAGAATCTCAGTTGGCGGAACAGAAAAAAACTCTAATCACTAACAGTCATCGCCGACAAACTTATAACCGTGGGATTAGACGTTTAGGTTTTGGTCTGGCAATAGCATTGTCTGCATTAGGCACTTCTGCAATTGAGGTACGTCAAAATGAAAACTAGATGCCCAGCTTGTGGTGCAACCACCAGCCTAGATGCATTGCTTGGCCATAGCGAAGCTAGCCGTGCATTCCTTGCATCGCTCAAGTTGACGGGTGAGCTTGCTACACCTTTGATTAAATATTTAGGTCTATTTCGTTCAGAGAGCCGAGACTTAACTTTTGAACGTACTGCAAAAATACTGGATGAACTCGCAGCGGACATCAATGCAAACCAGATCAAACGCGGTCATCACTTTCATCCAACACCCAAAGCGGCATGGGTGTGGGCAATCAACACGATTATTGAACGTCGTGATCAGGGCAAATTGCAATTGCCATTTAAAAATCATGGCTATTTATATGAAGTGCTTACTTCATATAAACCCGAAGATGCAGGTGTTCGCACTGCGCATACTAATTATTCAAAATCTGATGCTCAACGCGCAGCGGATCAAGCTGAACATGAACGCCTAAAACATGAAAAGCCAGCAGTACCTTTCGCCGAAATGATGGCATTTACCCAACTCAATGCTAAGCAAACACAGCGCGGATTAAAAAATATTCCTACCGAACAACTCATGGCGCATGTCGCACAGAACAAGCGTCCAGATGAATCTTTAGAACAGTGTTACCAACGACTTAAAGCGGCTGAATCAGAAACAGAGGAGCAATCAAACTAATGGCACGTACAAGTTTAAAAGAACCTCAACTACAAAGTTGGGAAGCGGTTGATCAAACACTTGCACAGTTAGCCGATCTCAAGCGCGACATCGCACTTGAAGATGCTGCATGCAATGAACAAGTTGACCTAATCAAAAATCAGGCTAAAGAAAAAATGGCTCCACTTTTGGAACGAGTCAAAGCCCATGAACTTCAACTCAAAGAATTTTGTGATCACCGCAAGACTGAGTTTACGAAAGTTAAAACCAAGAAATTGACACACGGTTCAGTCGGCTACCGTCTATCAACAACAGTGTCAATTCCAGACCCAATTTTTACATGCCAAGTGTTAAAGCAATTACAGCTTGAACACTGCATTCGTACCAAAACTGATCCTGATAAGGAGGCAATCAAACAACTTACACCAGAGCAACTCGCCGAAATCGGCGCAACTGTGAAACCAAAAAATAGCTTTGGCTATGAAATTGAAACCGTTGACCCAGCTGCTACCGCAGCACATTAAAACTCATAGGAAATTTTAAACATGAATAAGTCAGAACTAATCAAAAACGTCTCAACAGCATCAGGCTTGACTCAAGAACAAGTCACCAAAGCACTTAACGGTTTTGAGTCTGTTGTGAAACTCACACTCGCTGCTGGTGAAGATATCACTCTCGTCGGCTTCGGTACTTTCAAAATTTCAGACCGCGCAGCGCGTACTGGTCGCAATCCTAAAACTGGCGAAGAACTTCAAATTAAAGCATCAAAAGTTCCAAGCTTTAAAGCAGGTAAAGCACTTAAAGAGGCGGTGAAGTAATGAGCAAAATTAACTATGAATCATTTGCCATAAATGCATTTAATCATGTCCGCCACAACTTGGATGAATATGAAAATGAAGAAAATTGGGTAGTTGCAAACCGCCTATTTAAATGTGGAAGTGGAAATGCAATCTCATTCTGCCACGAACTGGGTATTGATCCAAATGGCTATGGTCCAGCTAAAACAAATGAGACCTCTGATGGATGGATTAGCGTAGAAAAAATCGAAAATTTACCTGAGCAAGATCAACCAGTTTTGGTCACTGTCTGCAATAAAGATGACGAATTTTGGTTTGTAGATATTGGGCGTTACCACAATCAAGAAGGCTATCCATTGTGGAATACCAATATCGGTTTAGATGATGGTGAAGAAGTTACCCATTTCAAAATTAATAATGACTTAAACACTCCAGCAGTTTTTAACCAAGGCTAAGCGAAACACAGGCATTCGTGCCTGTGTCTGCTGGATGTCGTGATCCAGTACTGACGAGCAGCGAGGCAACTATGAAATACATCATGTTTAAACGTGACCAAGGTGATTTAAGCAAACTAATTCCAGTCATATTTCCGAATGATTTAGTACATGCAGATGTTGCAAAGGCATTACAGGAATCAGTTTTAAAAGGTCATTCGATAATTTCAGCAGGTTCAATCAGTCCATTGAACTTACAGGCTGAAGGACGATCAGAAACATTAAATGTGGAATCAAATCCTATTGTGGATTCACACGTTATCAAGATGAATGACTACGGAGTTGGCTACCTATGATCCTAATAGAAGATTTAGACAATTTACCTGAAGACATCAAATTAAGTATTGGAGAAATTTCATGAATAAAAAAGATGTTATTGAAAAAATCAAAAAATGTTTGGCATTGAGTAAATCTGCCAATCAACATGAAGCGGCGGCTGCATTACGTCAGGCACAAGCTTTAATGGAGAAGTACAATATCGATGCAGATGATGCTGAAATGCTAGGCATTCAAGAAGCGTTTATTGCTGGCAGTGGATCAAAGATTCCTACAGTTTTTGAGGCAGTACTTGCTAACTCAATTGCAAAAATTATGGATTGCAAAGCTCTACTAAATCATGATGTTCAAATTACCGCAAATATGGGTTTTAAAAAAGTTCATCGCTGGCTTTTTATTGGATTTGATCCTGCACCTGAAATTGCCACTTATGCTTTCGACGTACTATATCGCCAGTTAAAAAAAGCAAGACTTAACTTTATATCTACACAGTTGGCTCGTGTAAAAGTTAAGGCCAATAAAATTAAACGTGCAGATTTATTTTGTGAAGGTTGGGTTTTAGAGGCAACAAAACATGTATCTAATCTCAAGCCTAACGAAAATAAATTAAATCAGATTGATGAGTACGTTAAAAACAAACGTAAAGTTAAAACGGTCGAACCCAAAGACCGCAACAGTAAAACCAATACCAACGCTGACCGATACCAAAATGATTTGCATGCAGGTCGCCAAGCTGGAAAGGACGCGCAACTCAATCAAGCGATGAATGGTGGACAACAGTTTGAAAAGTTGGGAGCAGGATCATGACCGAAATTATGAATTGCTTGAGTGTATTAGCTTTGTTTGCTGTATTTGCAATCGGTTTGGTGACTTGCTGCACTGAAGCTAAAAAAGCGTGGTTTGCACGAAAAATTACTGGTCAAACTGTTTTTGTACGTAAAGCTTATGGTCTTAAAGCTGGATCATCCTTGTGTCTCGCAGCACTGGCTTTGATGGGACTTGCTGATGCAGCTAAAGGAGTATTCTGGTAATGGCTAAATTCAATAAAAAATCCAAACTGATCCAGCTTATTCATGTGGGCAAGACTCAACTAGGTCTGGACGACGAGCTTTACCGTGAAATTTTAGAAAGCTGCACAGGTAAAACCAGCTCAAAACAACTTTCGATCCCACAGCTTGAAGCTGTGCTGGATCGTATGAAACAACTAGGCTTTGTCGTCGATTCAAAGCCTAAATCTGAAGTTAAAAATCTGGCTGGCGACCCACAGAGCAAACTTATTCGCCACTTGTGGTTACAACTTCATGAAGCAGGTCAAGTCCGCAACAGCAGCGAGAAAGCTCTTGCTAAATTTGTCGAAAATAAAGTCGGTGTCAGCGCACTACAGTTTCTGAGCAGCAAACATGCAGACATGATCATTACTCACTTACGACAATGGTGCAAACGTTGCGGCATTGAACGACTAGAACCTCAAAACGAAGCCCAAAAAGTAGAGTCATAAGGAGAAGAGCCATGTCAAAAGAACGAGCACAAGGACAACACAGCAGACGTGGCCAAGCTTTATTGCTTGATCTTCGTGATCAGGCACTTTCATTATTCAAAGAAGCTAATGTGGAAGCTGAAAAAGCCAGCCAAATTTCCAATGAATTGATGTATATTATCTGTCAGCATTGGGGTGGACAGCTGCTTTATATAACAAAAGGCGACGGATTTTTCGCTGATGAGCGTGATATTCAGATATATAAAGACTTTAATGGGCATAATCAGGCTGATTTAGCACAAAAATACGATTTAAGCGTGGTTTACATCTACAGAATCGTAAAACGCATGGCAGCAATCGAAAAAGCCCGTTTACAACCCGACCTTTTCGGCGGCTAAAAAAACAGGCTTTTTCATCGCCTAAAAATGAAAGAGCCTTTCAAATTTCATCCCACTATATCCAACAATATCCTAAAAAATCCCACAATTATCTCAACATTCTTTATTATTTATATTATTAGGTATCAGTTTCTTGTACCACCTCCTGAGCAAACTGACGGTCACCAAATCGATAGCTGATGTAATCGACTAGTCGATCATTTTCAGCAATCAGTACGTCAATAAGATGGTGAACACGCAT